TGAACTTGCAGCGCACAATCGTGAATTGAATGCGCAGCGCAAAGCACAACTAGGCACTAGAGGATAGAACGGAGGAACCATGCCCACACTTGTTTGGGATGAAGTAGGAACACGCTTCTATGAAGACGGCGTTGACAGAGGGGTTCTCTATCCTCCAAATGCACCAGGAGTTGCTTGGAGCGGCCTAGTTGCCGTTACTGAAAAAGTTGTTGGCGGAGAACCAACACCGATCTACTTTGATGGTGTTAAGTACGCCGACACCGGGGTCATTGGTGACTTTAGTGGAACAATTAAAGCCTACACATACCCTGATGAATTTCTTGAGTTCGAAGGCGTGCTCGAGGTTGGTAACGGCTTGTATGTTGCTAACCAACAGTATCGCACTTTTGGACTTACATATCGGACTCGTGTTGGTAGCGACGAAGCAGACGACATTGGGTACAAAATCCATGTCCTATATAACCTTAGCGCCATCCCAAGTCAAAAGACATTCGAATCGCTCTCAAATTCAGCAAGCCCGATTCCGTTTGAGTGGAATGTCACGGCGATTCCGGCTGAGATTTCAGGCTTTCGACCGACCGCACATCTTATTTTCGATAGCCGTAAGATGAGCCCCGATTTGTTGGCCGACCTTGAAGATGCTTTGTATGGAGATGGGTTGTCTGAACCGCGTCTTCCTGCGCCCTCAACTTTGGCTGCATTTATTGGTTCTTGGGTTATCATTCGCATTACCGACAACCTTGACGGATCGTGGACAGCAGAAGGACCAGACGCGCTTATTTCGCTTCTTGATCCAAACACGTTCCAAATCCTGCAAGCCAACGTTACGACTACTGGTGCAGACACCTATATTCTTAGCGACACAACCTTCTAAGGAGAATTTATGGCTAGCATTAACGGCCTGACTGCCGAACGCATGCTTGAAATCGAAGCAGCGTCTATTGTTGACGGCGAAGTTGTTGGTGGAAATCTTATTCTAACACGACATGACGCAACCACAATTAACGCAGGAAGTGTCATTGGCCCAACCGGCCCCACAGGTCCAACCGGAGACGTTTCGGTGTCTTCGCTAAACGCAGCCATTATGGTTGCTGTTCCTGTTGGCGTTATTTGGGACTACATTGGCGCCGTCGCACCGGCACAATGGATGACCATGATTGGACAAACCATCGTCGGTGGAGCAACGCTTCATCCAGAACTATGGGCGGTCCTTCCCGCTTCGATGAAAGTTGGGTCTGACATTGTATTTCCGGATACGCGAGGGCGTGTTCCGGTCATGCAAAATACCGGTGACGCGGATTTTGATACAATTGGTGAAGTTGGCGGAGAAAAGACAGTAATTCTAACCCAGGCTCAATTGCCTGCTTCTGGAATTGCCGTTGACATGCCAAACCTTCCAATTACTATTGATCCTCCGGTTACTAGCATTTCAATTGCGCAAGGCCCATTTACAATTTCAATTAATCCTCCGTCTACCACGGTTGCGATTAACCCTCCGTCAACTACTATCGCTATTGATCCTCCGTCGACAACCACGAGTACTGGTTCTTCAAACCACGACCACTCGTATTCAAAGCCTACCGGCGCAACTCGACAAGTGGATGCTGGTACAAACTTTGGTGTTCTTGACGATGTGTTTGGTACATACAGCACCGGGTCCGATGGCGCAGCGCACTCGCACACCGTCAATATTCCGTCATTCAACGCCACCGTTGACATTGCTTCGTTTAACGTTGCTGTCGATATTGCTCCGTTCAATGCCACGGTCGACCCGCCAACGGTTCTTGCCAACGTCGATATTGCGCCATTTGTTGCAAACACCGACCCGGCTTCGTTCACTTCTGGGAACCTTGGTTCCGGCGAGGCGCACGGCAACGTTCAGCCATATTTTGTTACGCTAAAGATCATTAAGGTTTCGGGGGTGACGATTTGAGTAACACGATTGTTGTTTACAAAAACCGAACCAACATCCTTACTGTTAATCTTGGGGTTGATGTATCTGCCGATACATTTTCTAGCGAGATTCGTACAGAAAGTGGTGATCTAATCGCAACGTGGGTTGTGGCCTTTGACGGAGATGGTACAGATGGATCTCTCGTCTTGACTCTTGACAACACAATTACAGCTGCTATTGACTACGCTTCAGGACTAATGGATATTAAGCGAGTCTCGGCAGGAGAGCCTTTCCCAGTTTTCGACAACCCACTTGAGGTTGAGTTTAGGGATACGGTAACGGCATGAGCGAAATTGACGTCATCTCAACTCGGCAATCAGTCGTCGTTGATTCGGCGTCTCGATCTGCGCATGTTATTTCAACAACGTCGCCTATTTCGGTGTTGGCAAACAGAACTGCCGCCAAGATCAACCCGGCAATTCCACAACTTGTCAATATCAACCCGGCAGGAACTGACATTGTAGTGTTGCATCAGACGCAACAAATCATTGTGAGTCCTGATGGAAACACGTTTAGTGTTGTTAACGCCGGACCAATTGGTTCTAGAGGCCCTATTGGGCCTTCTTGGCCTATAACTGTATTGACTATTGACGGACAATTGCTAACGCGAGCGGGCGGTGACCTTGCTCCGATCACAAGAGCAGATCTTGCTGCGGATGTTGCGTTTACAACGATGGCTGACACGAGAGCGTCAACACTAATTGCCACACATGCGGCTGCTGCCGATCCACACCCTGGGTATGTGACAACCGCCGAGGGCGCAACGCTAATCTCAGTACATGAAGCGGCGGCAGATCCACATCCAGGCTATGTAACCACTGCCGAAGGTGCTGCTCTAATCTCTGCGCATGAAGCTGCAAGTAACCCGCACCCAACATACCTAACGCAAACAGAAGGAGACGGTCTTTACGTCCCCCTCAGTCAAAGAGCCGCAGCCAACGGCGTTGCTACTCTTGATGCTAGCGCTAAAGTACCTAACTCTCAGCTTAATCTTGGTGGAAAAGTACTTGTGGCGGTTGATTCCGGTCAATGTTCGACGGCAAGGACACCGACCACGACGTCTTTTGTGGACATCGATGGCGCCGCGGTTACCATGTCCTGTGAAGTTGGCGATTTAATCAAACTTACAGGGCACTTTGACTGTACAGCAGCTGCTGCAGACGTGGTTTTGGTTGGCATTCTTGCTGTGGCAGGCATTGCTACCGTTGGTGTAGCCGGTGTCTTTGGTAGGGACGGTACTGCAGTAGCTTCATGGGGAGGCGCCTTTACTTGTACTTACTGGTATACAGCAACGCTAACCACCCACACGTTTAAACTTCAAGGTCGAAACGGTGCTGGTGGTACAAACAACGGAACGTTCACTACGAACTCAATCATTTGGGTTGAGCGTTACAGCGATCCTGGGTAACAGTCAAAATGAGAGTAAATCGCATCAGAAAGGAGCCACCAAATGATCACGCTTGAATCCACTGGCGACTTCAAGAAGACGCAAGATTTCCTCAACAAAATGGCCAGAGCAGAGTTCACGGCCATGCTTAACCACTACGGTCAAGTTGGCGTTGACGCTCTAGCAAGCGCTACTCCCACGGATAGTGGGCTAACCGCAAACTCCTGGACGTATACTATCGAGAAGAAACTTGGTAAGTACACCATCATCTGGCGTAACACCAACGTTGTTGACGGAACACCCGTCGCAATTCTGATTCAGTATGGGCACGGTACCGGGACTGGGGGCTGGGTAGAAGGGCGAGATTACATCAACCCCGCTATCCGGCCCATTTTCGACATGATCACTGACGAAGTCTGGAGGCAGGTGACACAATGAGTACAGTAGATGATCGCATCGTAGCGATGAAATTCGACAACAAGTCGTTCGAACAAAACGTCGGTACGACCATGGGTACCATCGACAAACTCAAGGCCAACCTCGACTTTAGTAAGGCAAAACAAAGCTTCGGTGATCTAGCAACAGCAAGTCAAAGTTTGAAACTAGATGGCATTGCCTCTGCAGTAGAGGGTATCTCATCCAAGTTTTCAGCTATGGGCGCAGTTGCATTTACTGTAATTAGTAACATCGTTACTCGAGCGGTCGACGCCGGCATCCAGCTAGGCAAGTCGCTCTCTCTTGACCAGATCATTTCTGGCTTCAAGGAGTACGAGACTAACATGAACGCCATTCAGACGGTTTTGGCTAACACCAAAGCTGATGGCACAAACTTGGAAGACGTCAACAAGGCGCTTGACCAGTTGAACGAATATTCTGATCAGACCATCTACAACTTTGGTGAGATGGCTCGGAACATTGGTACTTTTACTGCCGCTGGTGTCGATCTGGACACCTCAGTAAGTGCAATTAAGGGTATCGCTAACCTCGCCGCCATTTCTGGCTCAAACTCTCAGCAAGCTTCTACGGCAATGTATCAGTTGTCGCAGGCTCTTGCTAGTGGCTCAGTCAAGTTGATGGACTGGAACTCAATCGTTAACGCAGGCATGGGCGGCGAAGTCTTCCAGAAGTCTCTATTCGAGACTGGTAAGTCGCTTGGTACCATCAAAGACGTTCCAATTGACATGACCTTTGAAGAGTGGACTAAGGCGGGTAACACCTTCCGAGGCTCGCTTGAGACTGGTTGGTTGACTGCCGACGTTCTTACCAACACGTTGGAAGGATTCACCGGCGACCTCACTGATGCACAACTCCTATCTATGGGGTATACGGCAGAGCAGGTCAAGGGCATCCAAGAAATGGGTAAGACTGGTAAAGAGGCGGCGACTAAGGTCAAGACTCTTACTCAGTTGATCAGCACTGTTAAAGAAAGCATTGGCTCTGGTTGGTCTGCCTCGTTCCGAATCATTTTTGGTGACTTTGAAGAAGCAAAAGACCTGTTCACAGAGTTGAGCAATGCCATCGGAGGAATTGTTGGCGCAAATGCTGACGCTCGTAACTCATTTCTTCAGGGTTGGAAAGATCTAGATGGGCGTACCATGCTCATTGATGGTCTACGTGCTGGTATTCAAGCGCTAGCCTCTGTCTTGTCAACGATCAAGGAAGCATTCCGAGAAATCTTCCCGCCAATGACTTCCAAACAATTGGTTGACTTGACTGAGAAGTTCAAAGAATTCATGATGAATCTTAAGCCGTCTGAAGAGACACTAAAGAACATCAAGAGTGCGGCCAGCGGCTTCTTCTCCATTATTCGTATTGGCGTTGAGGTTCTTGCTGGTATTGGCAAAGTCCTCAAGACTGTATTTGACAATCTGACTAGTTTCGGTGATGGAAGCGTTCTCGAATTCCTCGCTAATCTTGGCGAAAAGATTGTTGGGCTTAAGGAAACGCTTGTTGATGGTGGAGTTATTGCTGATTTCTTCGAGAACATCTCCGAAAAGATTGGTGACTTCCTAAAGAAACTCAACATCGGCTCCATTTTCTCTGACTTTGTAGCAACGCTAAGCGATCTTAAAGATGGTCTCGTAGAGCTATTTACTGGCGGAGGCCTTGAAGGTCTAAGCGAAGCTGGCGACAAAATTGGCGATCGATTCAAGTCAATTATTGGTGTATTCGGCCGTGTTGGCGATGCACTAAAGAGTCTATACGATCGACTTGAGCCCGTTCGAGATGCGCTTGGTCGTCTTGGTAGCTTCATCAAAGACAAATTCTCTGGGCTTCCTCAGGCGATTGCAGACGCGTTTGCTAAGACGGACTACGATTCGGTTCTAGACACAGTCAACACTGGTCTGTTTGCCGGTCTTGTTCTCTTGGTAAAGAAATTCGTAAGTGGTGGCTTCAAATTCGACGTCGGCGACGGTCTATTTGGTAAAATTGGTCAGACGTTTGAGCAGTTGACTGGTACACTCGAAGCAATGCAGATGAAGCTAAAGGCAGATGCACTTCTAAAGATTGCTGGCGCCCTAGCTCTTCTCACGGTTTCGATTGTTGCTCTGTCGCTAATTGACTCTGGTGACCTAACTAAGGCTATGGTTGCCATTGGTATCGGCTTTGGACAGCTTGCCGCAGCCATGTTGCTACTCGACAAATTCATGACCACCGCAGGCGCTGTTAAAATCGCAGCTATCAGCACCGGCCTTGTTGCGCTTGCCGCCGCAATGGTCCTTCTCGCTGGAGCCGCAAAGATATTTGCTACTATGAGCTGGGAAGAACTGGGTAAGGGTCTTGGCGCTATTGCCGCTCTCTTGCTTGTTCTTGCCGGAGCTGTGAAGCTCATGTCTGGAAACGCTGGTGGTATGATCGCCGCTGGTATTGGTATTCTAGCAATTGCCGTTGCTCTCAACGTTCTGGCTGGAGCCGTCAAACTATTTTCTCTAATGTCGTGGTCTGAATTGGCCAAGGGATTTTCTGCTGTTG